TGAAGTCATTGTTAGCAACATCAAGTTGTCCACCAGTTTTACCGCCAGTAATGACAGCAGAACTACGAGCAGCAGCGATGAATACTTTAGCGATAGCAGTGTCAAAACGAACAGCAAGAGCCTTACCTAACTCGTTAGCGTAAACTGAACGAATGTCGTAGTGGTTCTTTACATCATCGATGTTTGACAAGAAAGTAGAAGCCAAAAGCATCTTATCGATAGTGATGACTTGCTCTGCTTTATTGATGTCACTGAGGTAGGAATTACCTGCGTCAGCGATGTTTTCGCCAGGTGTGTGGTAAGATGCAGAAGCTATTCCTGTAACAGGGAACTGAGCTGATTTACCAGATTCGATTGTGCGAACAGTATGAAGTGGTTTGAAGACATTAGACTCCTCAAAGGTTTGCAAGATTTCTCCGCTAAACTTCTTAAGGAATAAAGCGTCTACATCGCCAGCACCATTAACCTGTCCTACACGCGAGGGGGATGTATCTCCATTAGCCATGATATATTATCTCCTTTATTTGTGTATTTATGATTAGTGTTATTATGTTTTTGCGACTTTCGTTGTAACCTTTGTACGAGATTGTCCTCCGCAGAGGGTCTAGACATTAGTTATACTAATTGTCAATTAAAGTAAATTTAGTATTATAATTCCAATAAAAGCAAGAATCGTCAAGACAATAGCCTTTTCCTGCTTGTCTAATTCGTTATAAAGTCGTAGCAATCTTTTCATTTGATATTTCATTCTGTCTTAGCTTTTTTGTGTACATATCTAGTGTAGATGATAGGAATTACATTCCAAAGAATAACACCCACTAGACATATTTTCAAGAAACCATAGACTTCATCAAGCATAGAATCAAAGAATCCATTGTCCATTTGCTCGTCTAATTGCAGTTGTACAAGTTTCTGTACATCTCCTTCAGATAAAGCATTTACCTTTTTAGCTAAGCCTTTGTTCTCTTCCATCAACTTAGCTCCTTCTCCTATTCCCCATCCAAGGGCAGCACCACCAGCAGCAGGACCAGGACCACCGAGGCTACCAATAGTTGCTCCACCTACACTCCCTGCCAAAGGATAAAAAGAAGCCTTGGAACATCCACTTAAAAAAACCAGCAACCAAAAAACTGGAAGAAAAATTAGTGGAGTCCAAGGCTTCAACTAAACTATGAGTTAAATGTAATTGTGACTTGCTGCAATCCTTCTGTCAACCTCTTCGTGATAAGCCTTGTCGCCACTAAGATAACGAGGATCAGATTGTGCCCGTGCTAACTCCTGCATACTTTTAAAAGGCATAGTAGAAGAACCAGTCACTGAACCTTGTGTTAATTTAGGTGTTGATCCGTTTGCTGCTTTGTATTGAGCGTACAATCCTTTAGCTGCAAATTTAGCTTCTTCAATAGTACCTGACTGTATGGTGTTTTCAAAAGTATCTATCTCTTCGTCCGATAAATTATCAACTGCCCACTCTGACATCTCATCCCAATTACCCTCTGCAATAGACTTAATAGTACCTTCTTCATTTTGCATAAGTAATTGTTGACCAGCTGCATAGCTATCTACTAACTCTCGTGAAATACCAATCTTTGCAAGATTCTCATAGGTTTCATCACTAATCTGACCACCATTCTCAAAGAACTCACGACTAGCATCCACGATAACTTCATTAGTATCAGTACTTTCCGTTTGGTTGTCATTTGATTGTTCTTCTTCAACTTCTTGTGTTTCTTCTTCTTCGTTAGCCCCTGCTCCCAGTTTCTTTTCAAGTTCACTATACGACTTAGCCATTTCTTCAGGGTTGCTAAACTTCTCAGGTAGCCAATCAGGTCTATCCTCTTGCGTTTGTTCTTCAGGTATTGATTCAGTAGCTTCTTCTGACTTTGGGTCAATCTCCTGTGGTGCTTTCTCATTTATCTCTACTCGGTGTAACTCAGCCATTTTTATGTCTCTTCAGGTTGTTGTTGTTGTGCCATGTACTGCTCTTGTGCTGCGTTGATGGCAGGTGCTACCGCTGGTGCTCCTAGTTTCTGTGCCATCTCCATCATCTGAGCTTGTTGCATAGCTTGTTGAATTTCTTCTTGTGTCTTGATCAACCCTTCAGTCTCTATACCTAATGCTGTTGCTCTTCTTTTGAAGTAGTCAGATACATTAACATATTCTGCAACTGCTTGAGGACCAACGATTTGATTAGCTCCTGCAAGGAATAGATCAAGCTTTTGTAAGTCATTACCTCGTCCTAGTGCTTCAACACCAGTAACAATAGTAGGCTTAACAATGTCTTTAGGTAACTTAGGTAATCTCTTTTCTTTGGACATTCTATCCATCAACCTAGTCACTACAGGCATTTGAAACTCTTGAGAAAGTAATGAGTAAAGACCACCAAGTGCAGCTTCCAACTCCTGAGATAACATTCTTATCTCTTCTGCTGTTACTCGTTCTGCATCTCGTACTACTCCACTATTAAGAAGGAATGCTTGTGATAAACGATCACTGATTCCATTCATTACTGACTGAGCAGTTCTGAAGTCATTGAACTTGTTAAGTTGTAAAACAGATACATCTCCTTCTGACCCTTGTACAATAGCACCGTTAGGAGATTCAGATAAAGTCTTAGCTCTTGTAGTACCGTTAGGATTGACCATGAACAATACCTTAGCTGCTGCTGCACTACCTTCTACGATAGCTTTAGTCAAAGCTTCAAGGGATTTAAGATCACCTATATACTCCTCTACAAATCCTCTTCCGTAGTCTTCTCCGTCTATCCTGGTGTATCTAAGAGGTAAGAATGGAGACTTCTCAATAGGATATCTACCTATCGATTCTTCAATGACTATTCCCTTTACATCTTGTTGTACTACAAATTCATTGTCTTCTCTGACAACAGAGGTATAAAGGTCACAAGTATTTTCTTTCTCTTGACGATATACCTCTTCTCTTACAGACTCAGGTAACATCATAGGAGCTACAGTTTCTTTAATAGCTATGTGTGTTACATTACCCATTGGGTCCCTTTTAACTACATAACGATCAAGTCTAAACACTCTCATACCACCCTCATCAGGTAAGTATAACAAAGTATTCCCTGTAACTAATAAATTCTTTAACGCTTCAAATACACCTACTCTAAATGCTTCGACTTCTACTTCTTGAGATACACTTCGTTCTACATCTGCTAATGCTTTCTCTAAATCAGATCGTAGTTGCTCTGCTCCCTCTGGTCCTAGTTCCTGCTTTGCTTTATCTAATTCATACCTGTCTATAACAAGACGGAAGAAGGGAGCGTTAGGTGGTAACAAGGCTAATAATAATTTAGAAGCTAAGTTGTTTACTCCTCTAGCTCCTACTCCTTGATATGGTGTATAATATTTAGTAGCAAAGTTATGACCATCAGGTGGTAATACATAAGGTATAGTCAACTCAGATGAGGTTCTACCTCTATCTAAGAAAGACCACCGTTGGTTCTCTAAGCTACTGTATAGCCCCTGTGCTGTTTGGTGCATCTTACTCTTCGACTACATTGGCCGCTACATCGTCACACTTCCAAGGGCCGCTTTCTTTAACTCGAAACCTCCATTGACCATCAACTTCTTCAGGATCAGCGTATTTAATTGTCCCTACTGTAGGAATACCAAGATAGGCTTCTATACGATTAATCTCTGCTTGTGCTTCTGCTTCGGTGGAATGTACTGAATATTTCATAATTAAGAGAAGGCAGTTAAGGTTGGGAGTGAACTGTACTTGTTTGCTAGGTAGCTATTTACTGTGTTTTTATCCGTAGTCGAAAGATCAGTACCCCAAATAATAAGCTCATAAATATCACCTGTATGGTAGAAATTATTATTAGCTTTACCTAGTCTTGATACTGTCCGTGAAGCTGATGTTGACTGAGAAATAATTGAATTACCACCTTGAACATAAATGTTGTGGTTATTACTTGCATCCCTAGTAGACCAAAATTGTTGGATGGAATTGTAGTGTGGCCCATATGTGTTATCTACTACACTCCCCAAAATTCCGTATGTTGTACCACCAAATTCAAGTATTACATACTGACTATCAGTATCAGTTCCGATTGGTAGAAAGTTATTAGCATCAGCTTGCGTGTTCCCTACAACTACCATGTTAAATGCGGTAGGTAGGGCGTAATCAGTAAAGTCTAAAAAGTCCCCACCATCGAAAGTTACATACTTATCAGCTCCACTAACATTGAATGTAGGTTGTGCTGAACCTGTAGCTTGTGTGGCATCATAGTTAGTAGCTCGTCCACTTCTATCTCCCCAAGTACTAACCGCAGTTCCACTTGATGGATTGTTTGCATTGTCCGCACCATCTAAAAATGTTGCATCAAAGTGCATGATTGGTTGCGTAGAAACGTTGTAATCACTACTTGTGAAAAGACCACCTGAGTAAGATAGCTGACTTGCTGCAAAAGCAGGATCGTATTGTGAGTCCTCAATAAAGGTATTCCAATATGTACCATCCCACCACCTTAGTTGTCCAGTGTCAGTCTCTAAGTAGATGTCTCCGACTGAAGGACTCGAAGGTAGATTAGCTGCTGTGCCTGTGTTTACAGTAGGTGCTAAACTTAGTAAATTATCTACTGTAACTTTTTTCGTTGTGGGTGTACCTGCTACATCATCCACAATAGCAAGTATGTCTGCACCGGCTGGACTGGGAAGATCGGTAAGGTCTGTAATTTTTTTATTAGCCATTTTATAAGTTCTTAAGGTTCAAATTGTAATATCTCATCAGCTTCAGTAACCAAAGGTTCACTTAGTTCTGTAAGTAAAGCACCATCGATAACAGGAGTTTGTGGTGTATCAAATCCATAAAGATTACCAAAGGCAGGTCTTATGAATTGATTAGGTAGAGCTGTTATCTCACTAGGTTTATCTAGCTGATCTGTAAAGGTAATCGACATTACAAGGACTCAGTAGTACCTGTTGCAAATACACTGTAAGTTCCGTCAGTCCTGGCTGATACATTAGCTCTGATTTGTTCGTAGTGACCGTGATCATCTCTGACCATAGTATTACCATCAGCTGTAACAGCTTGACTGTGAATGACTCTCCAAGCATTTCCTATGTAGGCTTCAATGTCTACTGTACCTCCTGTTGTTACGGAAGAAGCAGCGATGACAAAGGTCCAACCCTTAGAACGCTCTACGGAGAATGAACTGCCAGCCCCTGTAGTAGATACAGATGATAGCAGAGTCTTTTTTGAGAGTGTGCGAAGCATAGTATTATATAGTTATATTGTTATTATTTAAGAAGACATGTAAACACCAGTACCACCTGAAGCTCCTCTGATAGTAGGTCTTGATGTACGAGCTAACTGTGCAGTTCCTCTTGTTTTCTTTCTAGGTTGCATCTGTGCTGCAGTTTTAACTCCCTTGGGGGGTTCAGGTGGTGAAGGTGGTGGTGCTGGAGGTGGAGGAGGTGGTGGTATATTTGGTGATGACATACACATAGTTAGTCTTTCGTTAAAATGTTTTGTTGAAGTTGTTCGTTATAAGTTTGTCTTAAAAATCTAATTACAGACACTTGTCCACTTTTAAACCAAACATCTTTTTCACTGTTCGTCAAGTCAGGACATTTGTCAGGAAATAAACTCTCTAAGCGTTTAAGTAAAGCCTCACTTATCAAAGGCATTAGTTCTTCTTCTTCATTCATCATCTCTTCTCCATATAAACAAAGGTGTCATCTCTCCAACATAAGTACCTATATTAGAATCAAAGTACTCTATAGCTTCTTCAAGAGTCATATCACTGTCTTCCATTAACTGTTCTAGTATCTTCTCTACAGAGTAAACTAACTTACCTTGCTTGTAATCAACACCTATAATAGCATTATCAAATCCATCAGCTTTTATAGGTTCACTTTCTTCTTTAATCATTCTTATCATAACTTAGATCGTTAAGTTCCTGTGGAAGTTTACCTTTGTCAAGTTGATCCTTGGTCCAAAGGAAAGCACTAGCATTCCAAAGTATAGCACCTAAGTGATCTTCTGATTCATCTCCTTCATTGATAGCTAACAAGTGTCTGCTCATGCTGTCGTAGAGTCTACTGAGTGGGAATCCGTTGTGCCAGTTGTTGTCTCCGTACATTCTTCCTCCGTCTTCAAATCGTTTGGCAAGGGATCGTAAGGCGATTGGAGGTATAAGGCTGAATCGTCCCCGTCCAACATCCCCGTCACGCTTCGCACCAGAGGTATAATGTTCTTTCTTTCCAGAGTTTGGTAGTTCTTTGGTGTCCATAGTTTTGTTATATGTTTGTGTTTTTTATTATATTCTTTCTTTCTCAATAGTCTAGCCATCCAAGCATTAATTAAAGCTTCCTGTTCTGTCTGTCCTTTCTTCTCGTATAAATCCACAACAGACTCCCAAGTGAATCCATGTTCATCTAACCATTTCTGTGCTGCTACAGGACCGACACCTTTGACCCCACTGAATCCATCTGTAGAATCTCCCGTCAATGTCTGCATCAAGTGAAAGTTGTCAGCTTCCTCCTCTGTTGGTTCATGGTATTCCTGTCTATTATAGTCATAGAATATTGCTGGTACTCCTTTGAAGTCCTTGTCGATAGATACAATAACTCGCTTGTCTAATCTGTTAGGTCTTTCAGTAGCTAAGATACTTAATATATCATCAGCTTCTATGTTAGCCCACAGTTGTGCATCTAGTTCCTTGATCATCCATTCCTTCATAGGTTTCAAGATGATAGGTAGTACAGACTTCCTTCTGTTAGCTTTGTAGTCAGGGAATAGTTTCCTTCTGAAGTTTGCTCTGTCACTAAGTGCTAAGACTACTTCATCAGCTTTTAACAAGTCTTTGAATTGTTCTATTCTTCCTATTACTCTTTCCTTTGCTACTGCCATATCTGCGTGGACAGTCCAAAGTTCTTCTTCCCATTGTATTCCTTCTTGTGCTATAATCGAAGCTTCAAAAGCTAAGACATCAGCATCTATTAATATTGTTGTTTTACTCATAGAATATGCTCCAGTTCTCTTGGTATTTTTTATGTTTTGATTTAGTAGCTTTAGAGGGATTTAACTTAATTGTCTTCCCTTGTATTTCTTCTCTTGGTATTAACCACCAAGTATCAATAGGGCATACATAACACCCTACAACATCTATCTCATCACTCATCTTTCCTGTTCTTTTACAACCAGTCTTTGTTGTTATGTTATAGGAGTTAACAGTAGCATTAGTGCGTGATGACTTGATCTGTACCTTTAACACACCTTTAGGACAAGTAACAATGAAGTCCCAAGGCATAGGAGTAACAGGCATATGAGGTTCAAAGTCTCGTTGTAAACACTCAGTTATAAACTTAGACTCTGCAATTGCTCCTCTCCTTTGATTGTGGGATGTGGGCATATTCAAGTCTGTTGTATCATATAAATGAGCCAACGACAAGTAGTAATCAAATGCTAGTGCGTCTCTGCCCATGACTTACCAATCTTATATTCACCATCCATAGGGCATCTAATCTTCAACTCAGTACCAGCAGCTTTGATAGCTCGAACAGCTAACTCTCCATATGTCTCTGCTAACTCAGGTTGTACTTCAGCTTGGAACTCATCGTGTATATTACCTACAAACTTATACTCTCTTCCGTGTTGCCATCCAATCTGTTGAAGCTTGTTGAATAACTTTATCAAAGCTACCTTCATGACTACAGCACCTGCTGATTGAAGTAACATATTGAGTGCAGCGTGTGGACTTCTGATAGGTAATTGTCTACCATCTACTCCTTGTAAGAATCCTTGTGACTCTACCTTTTTCTCAATTAACTTCTTCAACATATTTAAAGCAGGTAGGTTACTCAGGAATTGTTTCTTCAACTTACTTCCTTCTTTTGCAGAACCTCCTACAATCTGTCCTATCTTAGAATCACCAGCACCGTACAGGAATCCATAGATGAATGTCTTAGCTTGGTCCCTAGTCTCTAACTTAGCAGCTTTCTGATTAACTGTGTGTATATCTCCTTCAAGTATGTTCCTTGCGTATTCTCCTCCGTCCCAAGAAGATAGGTAATGGGCAAGCATTCTTAATTCAAGACCGCTGGCATCTACACCTACTAATGAATATCCCTTCTTAGCTATGAACAATGCTCTACACTCTTCACCATAAGGAACACGACAAGCTGGTACTTGAGCTAGGTTAGGTAAGCTGTGAGTACATCTGCCTGTGACTGCACCATTTGTGTTGACTCTACCGTGTATCCTTCCATCTTTTACTAACTTAAGCCATCCATTCTTGCCTTCAGCTAATTGCCCTAGTCTCTTGACTACTAATAAATACTCAAGCAAAAGCTTCGCAGATGGATGGTCTATTGATTTAAGAGTAGACTCATCAACCTTCACAGTCTCTCCGTCTGGACCTACAGGTAGTGTATAACCAAGTGCCTCAAAGCGTTCCTTGATCTGTTGTCTACTGCCAGGGTTAAACGGTATAACTTTTTCTTGAACTCCAAGGGACTCAGCTTCTTTGACTAAGGTTTGTTTCAGTCCTCTAGCTTTCAGTTGTTCCTTTAGTTTTGCTTTTGTAGTAGCGTTGATAATCTCAATACCATCAGGCATCTCAACCTTCAAAGACCAACCTTGTGCCTTCTTCATCTTCTCTACAGTAGGTTCAAACTGTGTTTGTAATTGGTCCTGTAGCTTTGCTCGAAGCATGACTAGCTTTTGTTCAAGGACCTCTGCTGCTGCTATATCAAATCCGAAACCAGTTTGTTCTTGTTTGTGTATGATGTAAGCAAACCAATGTTCAATACCCAACATCTTTTTACTGGGTAATTTAGTAGAGAAATGTTCGTACAAAATCTTAGTAACAAGAACATCACGCTCACAGTATTTCTTCATCTCTTCATTGTAGTGATCGAATGCACCTTCCTCTTCTCCGTAAGTAAGCTTTAACATCTTACCCATCCGTTGTCCCCAAGCTTTCAAGCTGTGACTACCTATCAACTCCTTATTGAAGTCTTTTCTTTTGAAGTCATCATCTCGTAGATTAGGATAGATCACTCTACTGAACACAAGTGTATCTTGTAGCTTTGCTAAAGGTGGAGAGAAGTTATATAGCTTAGTCAAAGCAGGAATATCAAAACCTATTATGTTATGTCCTACAATCTTGTCTGCTTTTGACAACATGTTACATCCTTCTTTTATCCCTTCACCGCTAAAGGTAATCATCTTAGCAGCTACAGGATCATATACACTCAAGCAATGACAAGTGTGAAGATCACTCAGATTAGTGAAGTCCTCGATTGCATTTGTTTCTATATCAAAGAATAGTATTTTCATTGTGCTTGCTGTGTCTCCTTTTTCATTTTCTTTGCTGTTTTGAAAAAAGTTTCTAATTCCTCCTCTTGCTCTTCGTCTTCGCAATGAAGATAAGCACCATAAAATAAACCCATCATAAACATTGCAAACCATCCAGAACTGTATTTTCTTCCGTATGTATTTAATCTCATTACAAGGCTAAAAGCTTTGTAACCTCTTAAGGCTATCTCAGATAAATCTCCGTCAGTATAAGTACCGTTATAATTTTTTTCTATTAACCTAATTCCCTCTTCGTGATATTCTTGTTTTTTCATAGTTTTAAAATGGGTCCGTATCTTTGAATTGGTTCTCGTCTTCCATGTACCTACCACTGTCTTGATCGTAGAACAAGGTAGTAGCAAGTCCAGTTTCTCCTGAGAATCTATTCTTCAAGACCCTTACTTTTGTTTCATTATTGTTTTCTTTTTGTTGATTTCTCTCAAGTCCTATTACCATATCACTAAGTTGTGGTATAGAATGACTACCTCTCAAGTCTGCAAGTCTAGTAACTCCTCCCTCTTCATGTCCTCCACCATTCGGTGGTCTTCTAAGATGAGATACAAGCACCATTCCACATCCAGTCTCTTCAACAAGGCTTCTGAGTTTGGTCATCGTGTTATCTATTAATCGTCTTTCATCATCCCCTGCTATACCACTCACTACAATAGATAGGTGGTCTAGGAATATCCAATTACAACCTAGTCCTTTACACAGGTATCGTATCTTGGACAACAAGTTATCTGATTCAGTACTTCCGAAGTGGTCATAGGTATAGAACTTACCATTACCTACAGTCTCATCGAATGCTTTGCGAAGTTCTTTCTCCTTCAAATCATTCTCGAGGTGTAATGGTTTGTTAACATGAATACCCATGATACCCAATGCTGTTCTTCTTACTGATTCTTCAAGAGCTATGTAGCCTACAGTCTGATCTAAGCCGAGGAGATGGTGACAAACTTCACGACAAAACAAGGACTTTCCAATCCCTGACCCAGCACAAAGTGTCACCAGTTCTCCCCTTCTTATCCCATGTGTCATAGCATTCAAGGAAGCATAAGGATAAGGTTGACTCTCTTGAGTGTCCTCCTTAATTACCGCCTCCCATATCTCTTCTCCTCCTACTATCCCATCAGGTCTGTACTCCCTTGCTTGCCAAAGACAATTAACCAACTCCTCGCTACGCTTTTCCACTAACATATCATTAGCATCTTTTAGTGGAAGTTCTGCAATGGATGCCTTGCCAGGAGTGAGTAAAGCTGCACATTCTGCTGCTCCCCTTCTTCCTGGTTCATCATTATCAAAGCAGAATATAACTTTCTCGAATGATTCTAACCAATCGATTGCTTGACTAACATACTTCTTAGCTCCTCCTGTACCATTAGGTACTGAAGCAACTGCCCATTTGTTACCAAAGGCTTGACTGACACTCAAAGCATCAATCTCCCCTTCAGTTACAATAACTCTTTTCCCTCCGTCTTTCCAAAGGTGCTGACCATAAAGTCCAAGTAGTTCACCTTTGATAAAGAACTGCTTATCTGCTGTCCTTATCTTCTGACCTACTAGCTTACCACTTCTTGATTTATAGTTAGCGATTTGAACAGGCTCACCATTGTAGATGCCTGTGTGATAACCCCACTTCTGACAAGTTTCTAGAGTCAGACTCCTTCTTGCTATGGGTTGTGCTTTGCCTTGTATAAAAGATGTATCCACCCTCACCTCTCTTCTAGGTCCATTTCGACTGTATGAATCACAGCTGAAACATTTTGTTGATCCGTCTTCATTGATTGCAAGAGCGTCACTCGATCCACATTTATCACATTGCTGGTGTGTTCTTGTGAAAGCCATGTCTTTGGTATTTGTTTATGTGCATATCTTATTCCTTTCTTCTCGCACCACATGGCATAGGTAGTCTTTGAACCTTTGCGTATCTTGTTGTGAGCATTCATAAATAACAACCTAATATCTAAATCAGGATGTTGTTCTCTGATTAACAAGTGCTTAGTCCTATCCTCCGTGACCCACCTCCCCTTGGTTTCTATTATGATTCCGTTGGGGAGGATGAAGTCTGGAGTGTAAGTACTCATACGCTGGTACTCAATAACCAACGATTCATACTTATAATCTATACCATGTCGCTTAAGTTGACTTGCTATTTTCTTTTCAAACCCACTCCTAAAAGTCGGCAGTGAGTGTTTCTTCTTCGGCATCGAGTGCTTGATCTAGGGTTTCACCTCCGTTTACATAACCACCTTCAACTGCTGTAAAGCCAAAGCTGTCGGCTGCTTGATCACTTAATGAACCATCATCTAACTCAATCACTTGCACAGCTAATAAATCAAGTGTTATACCTACACCCAACATAGGAGCGAACCAAGACCTAGGACGAACACTTAATCTCACCTTTGAACCACCACCAATGATCACTTCTTTGTTCCAAGGATTACCTTGTGAATCAAATAAACCTATTGATCTAGTAAAAGCTACACCATCTTTACGAGTACCATTTACAGGTTTTAACTTGGACTTCAATGTATACTTATCACCTTCCAAAGTAAGAGGTAAGTCATAAGTCTTTACAGGTTTACCAGTCTCTTCCTTCTTTGCTTCTACTGCTTTATCAAGGATAGGTTGTATCTTCTGTAAGATTTGATCACCTTCTTCTTTTGTTAGTATTAAGTTACAAGTATATTCTCCTTCAGGTACAAACTTTGTGCTTGGTGAATTAACCCAAGGGTACTGAGCTGTTCCTACAGGAGTTGTTATTGCTTCCTCTTTCTTTCTACTTTTTATAGCCATATTATTATTTAGTTTATTATTAGTGGAACAAGTACTCACAGTCGTTAATGGCTGATACATCTAATGTACCAAGTTCAAAGCTGTCTTGTGGTATTGTTCCGAGTTGTTGAGTAACCTCATCCTTGAACTTTGCAATGAGGTCAATCGAAAATATATCTTTATAAATATCTCTTAGTTGGTTGTGCATCTTCGGTGCGTTTGGGCTTTGAGTTGCAAAGCTGTCGTGTATTGTTCCCACATCATAATCACTTTTGCAAGCTAAAAAATGTACTACACTTGCATCGATACTATGTATGTAGTTGGGTACTATAGCTTTAGCCATAGCGTTAGGTCGCATCTCATCAATATCTTTTCTGTTAGTTAATTTGATCTGTTGAAAACCCATGAACGAATAGATAGCTAATTGTTTCCAGTCGCAAATACTTTGTACAACCTGCAAGCCAAACGGACTTGTCCATCTCAAAGGTTCTTTACACTTGAAAGCTATAGCCTTCATCCATTTCATGTAGTCGATGTGTGGTTCTATAACTTTGTTAGTACTCTTGTTAATTATATTGGACAGGTAAAGTAAAGCTTCAACATATTCTGAATTATCAAATGGATTAGTCCTGCCTTGCATCACCTTAGTCTTGAATACATCTTCAACTACATCCATAGAAGTATAGCCATTCATACCAAAAGGTTTACACATCACTATCTTCTTTGTGAAGCTACGATCTATTCCAAACTTCAACCAGTCACCAGCTAAACTTTGTGTATTCTTTTGGACATGTAACTTAGCGTTTACATCATCAGCTATCACTGTGTATAAATCCTGAACAGGTAATCCTGGAACTAGATTAGTTTGCTTGGCAATTGTTTCATCCTTTATCAACAAGCTAAGTATTTGTAGTCCGTTAGCACTAGCGTCCATGTGACAAGGTAAGTGAGTTATGAACCCGTATCCTTCCTTCAAGAAACTATTATACTCAATACAGAAAGCTAAGAATGCCCAAGGATCAGAGGCTTCAGTCCACCAATCAAATATTTTAGGGTTCTCCCCACTCATTTGTATCTCTTTGGTCCTTTGATCAATCCATTTTAGACGGTCTTCAAAAGTACCTTTGATTCCGAATACATTAGCTCCGTGAATCCGTAACCACTTACTATCCTCATCGTTATTGATAGGTACTCCGTTAGCAAATTCAAGACCACTCCGTCCTAAGTCACACGACTGTGGATTAACAAAGGTAGGTACTGCATACACTCGCCCTCGATAGTCAACTTGATAAGGAAAGTAAATCTTAGGTTCACTACTGTACTTTTTATACAGGTGTAATATTTTCAAACATCTAATCCGTTTACTGTGTGATCGTTGGTTGTATTGATAGATGTACTTAGCTTTCTTCTTCCACTCTACAAAAGCATCGAAGTCTTTTTCCTTTAATCCTTCTACTTCCTCTAGTGGTTCAAGCAATTCACTTTTCTCCATCACTCCTATCTTGATATCCTTTTCCCAAGCCCATTGCATGACCTTCAATACTTCCTTGTTCACTCGCCAAGGTATTTCTTGCAGTCGGTTGAGAGGTTCGTAAAGGACGGATAAGTCTCTGTCTTTTATGTTTTGATTTTTAAGAATAGGTAATGGTCTTAATTCTTCATAGTTATCATAACCTCCTCCATAATTCTGCGACCACTTAACAGGAGGACAATTTGTACACAAATAAAAGGGAGAAAGAACTTCACAGTTTTCATCGTATTGCTTTACCCAATCAAACAACTTGGCAACAGGTGTAATAAATTTCTTACTGCTCTTACGGTCTATCTGTCTACGGATGTAAAAGATTCCTGTGTTCAATCGGATAGTTTCCAATAACCAAGTACCAATATGTAACTTGTGATGACTCTTCCAAAGCTCGAAGCGTTTATACCTACCGTTCTTATGGTGCTTTCTTTCCTTATCCCAGAACCTAGCAACAAATCGATACCTTGAATTAGCATCCTTACGGTCTCTTTCAAGCAACAACCAATCGCTTTTTGGCATGTGTTCTTTAAAGTAACGGACTCGTACTTCATCTTCTAAAGCTTTAGCTATTTTAAAGGATGCATCAGCTACTCCTCGTTCCTCCATGATCAAGTCAAAGAGTACCTTCAATCCTATGTAAGCGACTACATCAGGTTCTAAGTCCCATATGAAAGGTAACCAGTTAGGTACAGGAGCTTGTGGTAGTGTATTCTCTTCAAAGAAGTCTCTGATTGCACCCTCTACACGACCATGTACTTCTCTGCCTAGCTTTTTAAAAGATGGAAGATCAGAGTGGTAACCATGTTGTTGATAGATTTGCTTTTGTTTCCTGTAGCGTACCTTGCCCCAGTTAACCATTTCACTATACCAAGTCTCGATCATTCTTTATCGTACTCTCCTTTCTAAAATCAAATTCAAGCCAAGGTTTAGGACGGATACGCTTAAGGTCAGTCCTGTACTTCTTACCGTTCTTATCAATACCTAATTGGTTCTTCTCCCAAAAGGCTTCATAAGCTACTTTAAATTCCCTTATGAACTCGTAGGCATTATCAAAGGATATCTTATCCCAGTCTCCGTAATCAGTCATCTTTTAATCCTATTGTTTTATAATTGTTTACTAATAATGTGAGTATGATTGACCAGTGAATCTTGTTTTGCTTAGAGCAGTTCTCAGATTCCCATAAGGGTTGTAGATTTTGATAGTTAAAGCATAGCTTTTGATGACTTGGTTTAGTCAGGTCAAATATATACTCATCTGTTAATGGTATCTTAGCTTTGCAAGGTATAACATGATCTAAATGCCACTCTCCAAAGTTATCCCATGACATACCATCCTTAAACTGTTTTTCAATGTGAGTCCTTACCTCTTTATCGCTGCCTCCAAGAATTTCGTCCACTTCCCAATGCCTGTCTAGTTTAGGTATAAGCTTTCCATACCTAGTCCTAGTCGAACATATAAACATATTCTTTTTCTTATATACTCTATTGTTTTCTCTGCTTCTTTTTTGGTACTCAGCCGTTGATCTGTATGCTTTACATTTACCATTCTCCCTTCTTTTCCTTCTACTTTTTTCGTTTGTAATTTTGACCATGTGTGGATTTCTTTTTCTGCAATCAGCTGTGTGTTTTCTTTTTGCTTCACGATTGTTTAAACCCCATTGACTGTCTACTACTTTACTAGATTGATACTGTTCTTTTGTTCCCCATTTCTGAGTGTTTGGTCTATCGCTAGTATATCTTATCAATACTAAACCTTTAACCTTTGGATGTGGTTGTCCTCTGTTATTGGTTTTTAACTTAACCTGTAAAGCCGTTTGGTTAAGCTTGCCCTTGTTTTTCTTTTCTTGGATTATATATTTTTTAGGTATCATCTTTCACAGTCCTCCAACATTCTCTGTAAGCAGAGGTAGAGGTCAAAGTGTCTGTGATCAGGGTCAAGTTCCCCTCCGAAATGTTCGGTCATTATAAAGTACATTAATTCTTCTATCATTTGCTTTGGTTTTTTATTTAGTTGTTTGAATTGTTTAGGAGTTATTTCTGTTTTCATAGGGTTATTGGTTGATTGTCTAATCATTCCTTCTATCGTGCTATAGTTCATTAATCGGTATATAAGAATCCACAAATAGAGATAAGGATGATCGCGAATAGTAGTAACATTTCTAAGGTCATAATTTAATTTAGTTTAATGGTTAAAGTTACAGATCGGACACTTACCGTGAGCTACATCACTGCAACGGTCAGTTAATCTAGGTGATTTGCAACTCGATAAGACGAGTAGCAAGGTGATAAGTATAGCTTTCATAATCTATTAATTCCTTTCCTTGCCTTCTCTAGTTTAATTATTTCTTTTACTGCTTCCTTATATTGTTCAATCTTTTCCTCATGGCTATAAGCTTTACCAGTAAATAAGGACGGGTATTTTTTATGGGACCATATAATCTGTGTCTTTTTATGATCACTTACAATCCTGTAAAAGAATGGTTGATCTTGATGGTATTCAGTAACGCTCATGTCGCTACGCTCCAACGCATTCATTCGCTTTGCTCACTGAATGCTTTTGACATAATGATATTAACCTTTCCTTTGCTCGGATAAATCCTGGATGTACATTTCTAAGGGTAGGTAAGTCTACGCTACTATATCCCATCCTTTCCATTAACTTGTGTTTCATTTTTAAATAAGCTCGGTTGGCTTGTGTCTTTGTCATAATTAGTTTTAATCGTTAGTTGATAGGAATAGAAGCCAAAGCCACACGACAAGACAACTTAAAGGTGACAATAAGCACACAATAAAAGTCTTTAGCTTGTCGCTTGGCTGCGGTTCTAATCCAGTTTCTTTTAATAATTGTTTTCTTTGGTTTTTGTTCATGCAACCTCCTCTTTTACTTGTTCATTATACTTTTTAAGAGTTGCAACCTTTAGAATATTAAAAGCGTAGGACAACATATAATCGTCAAGGCTAACATCATCGGTATTATGTCCGTTTTCTTTGACTTCCATTTCCACTTCGTCAAATAGATTAAGCTTTGCTCCGTAGTCGTACATATCGAAACGAACAAAGTTGACCAGTTGCCAAGCACGATAATATTCAAATGAATAGTTGCAATTGCCACAGATTTCCACGATTGCGTTGTAATAGTCGAATGAATCGTCAAGGTTATAGTCTTTTACAGATTCAACAAGTGAATCTATAAGTGAATCGAATTCGTTTTGTTTCATAATTTTATTTTTCTTTCTATTGGTTTTAATTTTGGTTATTTGTTTCTTCAATATTATCCTCGTGGCAATTGCAACCTTTTTCATCATAATCCTCGTCTAAGCATTCCATATCACATTCCGAACACTTAAGCTTATACACTGGAAACGGGCAACCATCAGGATAATAATTTGTAGATTCTTTTATAATGTTTGGTGGGTAATAATCATTATCGTTCATGTATTTATATATTTCTAAAGGTGTAAAGATTAGTTTCATTTAATAAAAGGTTCGTAAGCTTTTATGCATACATAAGACCACTCAGTAGAACCATCTTCAAATTCAACAAAATATTTAGTTGTAAAACCATAATGATGTTCAGTTACATTTTTAATTTTCTTTTTCATAATTTTTATTTTATTCATTGTTTTTTATTGGTTAATATTAAAGTGATGTTTGTTCACCCAAAAACCCCGCCTATTTCTAGGCAGGGCGTTTGGTTAATATGTAATATAAATTACAAATCCAATGGACTTGTGCGAACTTGTTTGCCTTTTAATGAGTTAATCAATCGATTTTTTTCGTCCGCGATTCGACTTAGCTCATAATCGTACTTTGAACTTGCTACCGAGTCCGCAGCTTTTTCAATCAATTCTTTATCTGTATTTAACAAGACAATCTCAGCAACTAACTTGTTAAGATCAGATAAGTCTAGTTGAATGTTTCCAGCTTTGATTTGAAGTGCGGTGGCTATTACTTTTTCTTTATTCATATTATTAGTGTATTTATGTTTTTGGTTAAAGCCCGGGAAACCGGGCGATGAGAAAGAACTTGTAAAGTGTTAATCATGTTTCATGCCAATCTTTATAATTAGCTAAAAATGTATAAAACTTTTTACCCAAAAACCCCGGCACTTGCGTGCCAGGGCATTAGGTTCATTTTTCCTCGGTCTCAGTCCTCAAAGAATCCAGCTGGGGAATAAAGCTCGGTCGGTTGAATACTTTTCTCTAGTTCATAGATGCTACGGAGCTGGTTAAGCGTGTATTCACCGTCCTTGTAGAGGTAAAGGTAATTGCCTAAGTGAACCACCGAGTTATCTTCTAACCAAGTCTGGAATTGTTCGTCATTATTCATAGTTTTATTTTTTGTTAATTATTGGTTGTTAATAATCTGTGAAAGAACTAAAAGTATAGTATCATTTCCCGTGCCAACTTTTTTTCCCGGGAAATTTAGCTAAAAATTTGTTCGTTTTTTAAGAGTTTGTATAAAATTTACACAGGTGTATTTATGTAGTTAGTACAGATGTAAAGGATTTATACAAAAGTAGTTTTTAAACGCCTAAGAAAATAAACAAATGCCAACACAAGTCATTGATTATCAAGACTTTACAACATAATCACCAGGCTATTTATAGTTGCAAATTTACCTGGGAAAACTCGTTATTTTTCGCATAATCTGTATTATGTCTAATTAGTTTTGTTGATTATCAACGCTTTAGGACACAACACCCACCGGTCTAGAGATTTTCTAGGGGTGCCAAGGGGGTAAATCCAGTCGCGTATATAGCGTAAGCCCCTCAAATTTTTTTACCATTTTCAAAAAGTACCTTAACAAGTCTCAAAAAGACCCCTAACAAGTCTCCTTATCATTGTCATCATCATCAAGGTCCATATCACTTTCAAAGTCGATTACAGTGGAGTCTAGGACGACTAACTTGCAAGCTTCAATGCACCCTATGATTGTTTCATCGTGTAGATCATATTCACTTTTATAACGGTAAATAAGATTAGCTAAGTCGTTGTTCAACAAGTCTATTTGTTTCTCGTACTCCATAGGTATAAAATTTAAGGCTTTACAAATCTGAAAATCAAGTATAATGTATTAATAACAGATATATAGGTATATAAGAATATCTGTAAATAGATGCGTTGACAAACTACTTTAGAAGATGACCTTTATTAACCACTCTTTAAAAGTAATTATTAACATAAACATACCTAAAGACATTATTTAACAAACAAGGGTTTAAGGATAAATGTGTCTATGTCCATAACATAGCCCTAGAACCTTTAAAAGTTCTTTTATAGAAGCTATCAGTAAACTTTGTTAATTCTTCATCTAGAAGTTCTTGTTTTCTAGAAAGTATGTTATTATCAACATCTTGATTCATTTGTTCTACCCAATAGTTAATAGCAATAGATAAAGCATCTAATCTATCATCATGTATAAGACTACCTTTATCTTTTGTTATTCTAGATAGTTGGTACATAAGCATGTATTTAGCTTGATGTTCTATAGGATAAGATTGACAGGATTTATAATCTTTAAGAATAACAGAAGGACAAA